TCCAGGTAGGCGTATTCGAAGGTGTCGACCACGCCCGGCGCGGCGTACAGATACCACTGGTTGCCGGTGATACGGGCATCAACGATGACCTGCAGCGAAGCGTTGCGGCTGTCGTTGATGTCGGCGTTCTTGGCCGGCACATAGTTGGAGCTGGTGAACTGGTAGGCTTCCAGCTCCTTGTCCGGACCAACAACCAGGTATTCCGGGCCGAGGTTCAGGTAGTGACCAGCCTTGGACTTCTGCTTGCGCATTGCGGCGCGGGCAGCGGCCAGGGTAGTGGTGTTGATCGCGCCGCCGGATGCAGCCAGGTTGCCGTGGTCGGCGTGGAACACCGGAGTGCCATCGACGAAGTTCGGGTTGCCGAGCAGCAGGTTCCAGACTACGTCCGACTCGGTCTGCGCAGCGGCAGCGCCGAGAGCCTGCGGGATACGGGTCATGGCCGACAGGTCGTCGTTGACGATCGCTTCCCAGGTGATGGCGATGATCTTGCCGAACTTGGCGACCTTCAGCGGTGCGCCTTTCTCGCCAAGGGTGCCGTACTTGTACTCGCCGTGCTCGTTGACCTTCTCCAGCGCAGCGATGTCGCCAAGGGCTACGCGGCTGACCTCGCGGAAGTCGGAAACGGTGGTCTGACGGCCCAGCGGACGCCAGGTCTGCGGAGCCAGTGCGTAGGCGTCGCGCAGAGTGCGATTGACGGTCGAGCCCAGCAGGATCGGGAAGTCGGAGGTGGTGTGCATTCCGGCGGCGCGGACAGCAGAGCGGTCGCAGCCAAGGGCAGCGCGGGCGATTTCCTGCGGGGTCATGCCGCGCGCGTTACCACCAGCCATCTCGACGGACTCGCGGGCCATGTCGATCAGGCGCATGCCGCGGAACTCGCGGGCGTTGTCTTCCAGCTTGGTGCCGGGGTTGCAGCGGGCCAGCAGAGCGTTCTGCATTGCGCCGCGCTTGGCGGTCAGTACTGCAACGTCAGCGCCGGAAGTGACAACGGTCGGCTGCGCGCTGCGGGACTCACCCTGGCTGCCCTGCTGCTTCTCGGCCAGCTTGTCGATCATGGCGGCGCTGGCTTGGGCGACTTCGACGCCGCGGCTGATCAGGTCTTCAGCGAACTCATCGCCCAGGCCGACTTTCTTGGCCATGGAGCGAATGGTGCTGCAGCGCTGACGCTCGGCGACAGTTGCCTCATTGCGGATGTCGGCCTGGCGTTGCTCATCGGCCGCGCGGGTTTCGTCGGTCATTTCGTTTTCCTCTTGGGTTTCAGTGGCCACGGCGGCCGGTTGTTCGGGGGCCTGTTCGGCTTCCCGGATTTCGAATTGCGTGTTGAAGCGCTGGCCGGGGTAGTCGGCTGCGGTCTTGGCGCTGCGGACCTTGGCGCCGTCGTCGAAGCCGATCGGCACCAGCGACAACTCCATCGGTTCCCAATCGCGGGCGATGTAGGTCGGCAGCTTGTCGTCTTCCTCCTCGGCCACTTCGTAGCGGTGAACCGCGTAGCCGACCGAGATGTTGCGCAATATGCCGTCCTTCACGTCGCGGAAGATGGCATCGGCCTCCTCACGCTGGCTGAAGCGGACAATCGCCTTGCCTTCGTTGCCTTCAATCCATGCCCGCTCGACCACGCCGATCACGTCGTCAAGGTCATAGGCGCTGTGCGCGTTGAGCAGGGGGGCGCCGCTATTCAAGCGTTCTAGCCGTACGGCTTTCTCGCTGACTTCCAGCTCCTCCATGTAGCTGCCGACATCCCAGGACCAGCGGCGCCCTTTAGCGCCAGTGGTCCAAGTGAGTTCGGCGGTTCGATTCTCGATATCCACTGAGCCAGGCCGCACGGCAGCGCGCAGGCTGAGCATCGGCGTCTCAAGCGTCTTGATCGTCGCTTCCGTCATCGTTGGTGCTCTCGGTTAGGGTGGATGGCTGAGCGTTCTGCTGCCCAGCCCCGGAGACCTTGCGGGCGTCGTAGTCGAACACCAGCCCGGCCTTGTCGACCTTGTCGAAGTGGATTGCGAAGCGGTCGAGGACTTCGTCCGGGTCCGTGTAACCCATCTCGCGCAAGGCATCGTCTGGCGTCAGCAGGCCCAGTCGCATGCGATCCTTGATCACCGAAACCTCTGCGCTCGGGTCTACCATGTCGCGGCGTGGCGGCACCCATTCGGCGCTGGCCTCCTCGAGCACGCCGCCCGGGATCAGCGTTTGCGCCTCAATGAACCACTCCCATACCTGTTCGCACAGCTGCGGGATCATCATTCGCCACTGCCACACATCGACGCGACGCGCGAAGTGCAGCCAGCCCATGCGGCCGCTGGAGAAGTTCACGCCCTTCAGGTCAGCGGTGAGCAGTTCGTAGGGAATGCCGAGCCCGACCGATACTGCGTGCAGTGCCTGCCACGCATAGGTGCTGTACCCGTTGAAGGTTGGCGGCGCGGCAAACTTGACGTCTTCGCCCATGGCCAGCTGCTGGATAAGGCCGGGCTCCATGCGGTCAACCAGGGGCGGCGCCTTGGCTCCGCCTCCCATATCGCCCTGAGTGACAAACGCGGCGAAGCAGGCTGCAATCTTGGCCTGCTCCATTACTGCGTCCTCCATCTCGTCGAAGTGACGCAGACGCTGCATGACCGGAGCGAGCCAGGTATACCCGCGGGCCTGCCCAGGGCGACGAGGCATGAATACGTGGATCACGTCTTCTGCCGGAACCCGCTTTGACTGAGTCGATACCAGTCCGGTGGCGGCGCCTGGGTGCTCATCGAACAACCAATAGGCCACGCGGCGGCCGAGAGCATCGAACTCGATGCCCTGGATGATCTGGTTGCCGCCGTTCTTTGCCGACTTGCTGTCGTCGAGGAAGTCTGGCTCGAGCACCTGCAGCTGCATTGGCACTGGCAGGCCATCGGAACTGAATCGGCGACGACGCCGGATCAAGCATTCGCCAGCCTCTGCGACCGTCTCCATGACCTTGTGCTGCAGGCCATAGAAGTTCTCGATGCCGTCAGCGTCGCAGGCGATCGATTCGCCCCACTGCGCCCAGGTTGCCGAGAGCTTCTTGTTTGCGCGGGCGCTCTTGGCCTTTGGCCGCGGTACGATACCGGCGCCGATCACGTTGTCAGCGATACCAGTAATAGCTCGCTCTGCGTATGGGTTGTTCCGGCGCATGTCGCGGGCACGGTTGCGAAGCAGAGCCAGCGCAGGGGCGTTCTCTGCGTTTGCATCTGTTCCTGCAGCGCGCCAGCCTTCATTGCGCCGGCCACCTGCCGCACCTTCGAACCGGCGCGCAAGCATCTGCTCAGCTATCTCGGCCCGGGCTTTTTTCAGGCGCGACTCTGCGCGTTTCGCGGCCATGCCGGGAAACAGGGTGTCGATCACGCCCATATCAGTAGCCCTTGGAGAAGGAGGTGTAGGTGCGCCCTCGCGGGCTGTTGTCGGGTAGCGGTTCGAGGTCTGCTTCCATCAGCCGAAGCGTGCGGATCATGTCGTCCAGATCGCGGTAGGTGACGCTGCGGTCGGCATAGCGAACCATCAGCTCGCCGCCTGCGATGGCCGCTTTCAGCGTGTCGTATTGCTCGCGCGTGAATGCCATCACTTTCTCCAGTAGGAGGACTGCACCCGCGGGCGCTCGTCGTTTGATTGAGTTTCAGGCGACGCCGGGTCTATAGCGTCGAGGTTCAGGCCGAAACGCTGCTGGCTGATCCGAAGCGCTGCCAGGGCGTATACGAAGCAGTCCAGCGCCTCGTTGCGCTTGCCGTTGGCTTCCCAGCGATAAACGCGCTGACCGCCTGTGATCTTCAGGCGCTTGGTTTCTGCCGTGAGCTGCTTCAGCTCCGACTCGTCGCAAATGTCGTCATTGGCCGGGAAGTGAATCGCGCCGGGCTGCATGTCGCCGGCCTGGCTGCGCGCCGTGTCGATCGGCAAGCGCAGCCGGCTGTAGATCAACTCCTTGGCGTTGTCGGTGCCGACTTCGGTCAGGTAGACGCCCGCCTTGGTCCGCGTGCGCGGCATGTTGGCGATCGGCTTGCCGTAGGTGTTGGCGCCGCGGATGGGGATCACCCACGTAACGCCGTGCTTGCGGCTCTCGGCATACACCTCGTCGGTGTAGTGGCCGCCAGAGTCCCAGCACCAGCGCATCACGGGCATCCAGTTGCCATCGGTGCGCTGGTAACCTTGGTGCAGCTTGTGGGCTACTTTGCGCTTGAGCTCGGGGCCTGCTGGGTCGCCGTAGATGATCCACCGGTCTATCAGCCAGCACTCTTCGTCTTTGCCCCAGCCCCACACGCGGCCTTCGTAGCGGTCATCTTGGGTATCAATGCCACCGGTGAGCGCTACTACTCTGTCGGGTACTTGCGGGTAAACTTCCCGCCTGCCGTAGATAGCTTCCC